ACATCGTGCCGCTGTCGAACTACTACGCGCCGATCTCGCACGTGCTGGACCCGCGGAGCTTCCGAGTCCAGGATCTTGGCAACACTCGGCCGCTCGGCTGGTTTGCTTACGGCTCCGCGATATTCCGCAGCGGGCCGAACGATGGCATTGAGTTGCTCATCCAGTCCTACGACAACGCCAACCAACTCATTGTCCTGGCTCAGCAGCCGCCGTTCGCGCTCCAAGTCGGCCACCGAGTGGACCTAATCGTTGGCTGCAACCGTACACAAGCAAAGTGCAACAGCTTAGGCAACTACATCAACTTCGGAGGCCTGCCGTTCCTGCCCACGACGGACGAGCAGATCAAGCCGGCAACGAACTGATCGACGCGGCCACCGGCGAGGCGATCGCGGCGGCTGCCGTGCGCCTTGTCGGCGCGCCGTTCCAGCATCAAGGCCGGGATCCGCAGTTTGGCCTCGATTGCGCGGGCGTGGTTATCGCCGCGCTGCAAGCTGTCGGCCTGACGATCAAGAACGAGGAAGCCTATCGCATGGACCCATCTGCCTTCGTCTTGATGCGTAGCTTGCTCGCAACGTGCGTGCCGGTCGAATCGCCGCGCGCGGGCGACGTGCTTGCGCTGCGCACGAACGGCTCGGAGCCAAAGCACCTTGCCGTGGTGGTCGATCATTCGAGCATCGTCCACGTCTTCGGCCGATGCTCGCGTGTGCGGCTCGATTCGATTGCCACCTGGTGGCCCAACGTTCATTCCATCTGGAGGCCCAAATGGCGTCCATCGCTCTAGTCGCTGCTCTCGGCACTTCGACCGCTGGCCTCACTGGCGGCGCGCTTACTGGCGCGATTCTGACCAACCTTGGCCTGTCGGTCGCCGGCTCGATCCTTGACCAGACGGTCATCTTCCCCGCGCTGTTCCCGCGTGAAGCGCAGGACGGCCAGCGCGTGGACGATTGGCCGATTGGCCAGAGCTTCGAGGGCGCGCCGATGGGCTGGGTCGATGGCACGGCGCGGATCGAGGGCGTGCCGATTTACCTTGGCGAGCCGGTCGAGGAACAGGTGACGATCGGTGGCGGCAAGGCCGGCCCCGATTCGACGCAGTTCCGCTACAAGCGGGACGTGGTGGTGCTGTTCTCGAGCGACGTGCCGCCGCAGGGTGGGATCATCACGGATCTGTGGATCAACGGCGAGCGGGTGTTCCAGCTTTCGCCGGATATCAACCTCGCTTCAAACCAGATTAGCGCGACCACCTCCGTTAACCCTGGGACGAACAACAGCAAACCGTACGCTTATCTGAGGGTGACTTCTCCGCCGTCTGGACCGAACCTTGCCTTGCTCCAGATCGGCTACCCTGTGACGGTTTCCGGATTCGCTCATCCTGGAAACAACTTCACTACTGGCACGGACCAGTTCGATGTCACGCTACAGCAAGTCTTCACCGACAAGCAGGGGAACCGTATCGCCGTATTCGCCAAGCAGCTATTTCTTGCCGGCAGCCCGAACCCCTTCGCCGCCGCCACCGCTGGCCCCACGATCACGATTTCGCAGGACTTGCCCCAACTCGTGCCCGATGTTGCCGAGTCGCTCGAACTCTACACCGGCGAGCAGCTCCAGGGCGCAGACCCGTACATCGAGGCCGCTGTTGGCAGCGGCAACGTGCCGAGCTACGAGGGCCTGGTGTGCATGCGCTTCGGCGGGCTAAACATGACCCGCTATGGCAACGGCGTTGCTCAGTATCAGGCCATCGTCCTGACGATCAGCCCGACGAATCTCGGCGAGCACATCGGCCGGGTGATGAAGCGGGCTGGCATCCAAGCGGGTCTATTCGACACGTTCGGCATGGCCGGCAATTTCATCGGCGCCGTGGCGCGTGGCCCGCAGGAGGCGAGCGCGCTTCTCGGCACTGCGCTCCAGGCGACCAACAACGTCGCTGCCGAGGTCGATGGCCGCCTCATCTTCAAGCGCCGGCCTGTGCTGGTGGATTACGAGCTGGCGGCTGACGAGCTGGGCGCTGTCGAGGTCGGCCAAGCGATCCCCGCTGCGCCTTTCCCGATCGACGATGCCGGCCCGCTTAGCCTGCCGCGCGCGGTCACGGTGCAGCACATGGACCCCAATCTTGAGTACCAGACCGGGGCACCGCGGCAGTTTTCGCCGCCTGGCAGCGAGGGCGAAGAGCTGAAGCTCAGCCTGCGCACCTGGGCCATGACACGGCAGGATGCGGCGAAAGCCGGTTGGAGCGCCGTGTGGAATGCGCAGAGCACGCGCCAGTCTGTGCGCTTTACGCTCCCGCCTTCGCGGCGAATGATTCGGCCTGGGCACCTGGTCTCGCTGCCTGTCGATGGCGGGGCGCCGCTCCGCGTGTTGATCCAAGAGCGCACGGCCGGGATCAACGGCATCCTCGAGTTCGTGGGCGTTGTCGAATCGCCCGAGGTCCACCTGTTCACCCCAGCCGCATGATCGCCACCTATCCGCAGACTCCGCACGTCGTGGTCTGCGATCTGCCCCACGGCCCCGAAATGTCGATGCGCATCGGGTGCGCGACGCCAAGGCATGCTCAGGCGCGCAAGCCGTCGGCCGTGTTCCTGCGCCGTGCAGATGGCGCGGGCTGGGAGCACGTCGAAACCACGTCGGGGCAGGCTGTCATCGGCGAGGTGGTGGACTTCGCGGACGTGTCGAAGCCGTACCAAGGCGAGTGCACAGTCGATTCGGCCTCGCGGCTTCGCGTGCGCCTGTTCGCAGGCCGGCTCTACTCGACCCCGATCGTGGACGCGGTTCTCGGCGCGTCGATGCTCATGGTCGGGTCTGAGCTGCTGGCGTTCACTAAGGCCGAGCAGATCGAGTCCTCCGAGTGGATGCTGTCCGGCATGGTGCGCGGCCTCAGGGACACCTCGACCTCTTGCGGCGGCCACATGCCGAGCGAGCCCGTGATGCTTATGTCCTCGGCATCGGTGCGCATCCCCTATGACCCGAGTCAGGTGGGCCAGCGCTGGGCGATCAAGGCCGCGGCCGCCGGCCAGTCGCTCGCGGACGTGCCGATCGTTTGGGAGGGCGTCTTGTCCGGCGCCAGCGGGGTGCCGATGCGCCCGGCGATCATTGACGGCCGGCCCGTGGCGCGGTCTCGCTGGGTCGGTACCTGCTACGACGATCGGACCGAGCTGCCTGCGTCGGAGATCGTGGAGCGTTGGGAGTGGTCGATCGCAGGCGGGCGGCCGATCGTGCGCCAGATCGGTGCGATGGGCGCGGGGCGCTGGACCGAGCGCGATGCGCCGTGGGTGTGTCTGCTGCCGCGCGAGCCGGCCCCGCTCAGCGCCCCGCGATGAACCGGGGGACGCGGGTGGTGTACATGCCCCCGCATCGGTTGCACCCAACCCACAGCGGCGCCCAGGACTGGTCGGCCATCTCCAGGAGCTGAGCCTCCTGGCGCTCGTCCAGGCCGGGGTGCTTCTCCCGCAGCTCCTCGAGCAGCATGTCGGGCGGGAAGCGCTGCCCCGGGTGGATGCAGACCCCGCCGCACTGGGGGCACACCCAACGCCAGGCGACGCGCAGCTCTACCTCGCCGTGAGACGGCAGCGCCTCGAACTCGCGCCGCATCTTCTCAGGATCCACGCTGGCCCCCGCGCTTGCCCAGCCGGCGCAGTCTGTCCATGACCTCCTGAGGCGGCCCGTAGCGCTCCAGGGTCCAGCCGAGAGCTGAGAGCCTGGAGATCGTGGCGCGGCTCACTCCGAGCGCGTCCGCGGCCTCCTGGTGGGTCGCACCGCCCTGGACCATCTCGCGGGCCCGCTCCACGGCCTCGCGGCTCATCCTGGACTGCTGCGGGTAGGCCGTGCCGTCGGCTGACCTCGAGGCCCGCGCGTAGTGGGTCGCGCACAGAGGGAGGTCGGTCCAGGCCCAGCCGGAGTCGGTCAGGAGCCTGACGTGGCGCCAGTGCTTGGCGGGCTGGCCGCAGGGCGGCGCGCCCGGGGTGTCGGTCCAGGCGCAGATGGAGGCGTCGCGGGGCATGCGGGCAGCCTCGCAGGGCTGCCGCGGGGCCGCAAGGGGTGGCCCGGGATTGGGAGCGCGGGGGCATTTTCCGGCGCCGGCGAAATGGCCGCAAAAGACCGAGGCCCTGGGTTCCGTTACGGATCCCAGGGCCTCTGTTGGATGCGGCCGGCCCCCCCTTTCTTGGCGGATCGCGGGGGCTCGGCGCGGGCGTCGTTCTGGGGACCAGTCTAGCTGGTGCCCCAGTGCCAAGACCCTACTCGCCATGCCGGGCGGCAGTCAATAGCGCCGCCAGCACCTCTTCCCGGGACGCGGACTGGAGCCCCCGAGCCGAAGCCCAGGCCTCGATCTGGGCCGCCAGCCCGGCCGGCAGGCGGACCTCCCAGCGGACCTTGGGCGCGGGCGGCGGGTCCAGGCGCGGCCGGCCGGGGCGGCGCTTGGGGGGTGTGGTCACTGAGACACCCCCAGATCGTCTGCGCAGACGGCAGCCCATTCGGCGGGGGGCACGCTGGACATCGGCGCGGTCAGCTCCCGGTCGCAGACGTGGAGCAGCCACCGGTCAGAGAGCTGCTCCGCATAGCCGTAGCAGCCCTCGGCAAGCTCCACGCGCCAGAGCTGGACGCACTCGGGCGAGGGGGTGTAGCCAGGCTGGTCAGCGCCGCAGGGCCCCCAGGCGGAGGGCAGGTCGGTCGTGGCTTGGGTGGTCATGGCTTGGTGGGGTCTGTGGTGGTCTTGGCTTGCCTCATCAGTGCGCCGGGGGCCACCCGAGCGCAGACCGGCCGGGGCCGGTTTCGGCGGGGGTTTAGGCCCCCAGGAGTTGGGTCGGGTGCGGCTGGAACCCTTGCGCCTCATATTCGGCGGCGCGGGCTGCGATCAGGCTTCGAGCAAAGTGCGCAGCCTGGTCGGCACTCGCGCACTTGAAAAGAACCCGGCCGGACTTCTGCCCAACCAGCCAGCCGCGCACCGAGTAACCCTCGCCAAGCGGCTCGACCTGGAGGCGCTGGAGGTTGGGGCTGCCCTCCCAGCGCCAGGCCTTAGCGGCTTGCACTTTGCCGGCCCAGCCGCGAGGCATAGCAAGGTCGGATGGCATGAATTGTCCGCCCTCATAAAACAGCTTGTTGACCTCGGAGAAGGCGCCGCCGATAGGGGCTTGCTCGGGAAGGGCTTGGGCGTTCATGGCTTGGTGGGGTCTGTGGTGGTCTTGGCTTGCCTCATCAGTGCGCCGGGAGCCACCCGAGCGCAGACCGGCCGGGGCCGGTTTCGGCTCAGTCGGTGCGCCGCACGTACCGGCCCTCGGAATCCACGTCGAGGGTGGCCACCAGGAACTGATAGGGGATGTAGTCGCGCTCCCGTTCGCCAGGCAGCAGGGATGCCATGAGGCGAAAGTTGTCCCGGGCAGCAACCCCACCTTCGACCAGCGTGCCCACCAGGACGCCCACAGCTTTGTGGTGCAGGCTGCCCTCAATGCGGGCCAACTGGACAGCTTGGGCGAGGGTTTGCTGGGGCAGGCAGGTGGCTTGGGCGCTGGCGTTCATGGCTTTGGGCTTGCTGGGGTCAGGTGGTCTGTCAGGCCGCGGCGTCAACCGCGATGGGAGTACCTTCGCACGGCCGCGCCGGCCAGTCAATACAAAACCGGCCGGAAAATATCTGGCAGCCGCAAACGTGGGCCAGAACGTCACTTAGGGCCTTCCCAGCCGCCCCGCCTAGCCCCCGGAGTGTAAGGGATGCGCAAAAACAGGGCTCCTAGGGGGCTCCGGTGGCCGTCTCGGAATCAGAATTGGGCAGTCCGCACCCTCATATCTGCCCCTGTCATGGTCTCAACCTCTGCCCACATGGCCCGTCCCGAGGCTGCCGCGCGCCTGATCCAGTCCCTCCTGCTCCAGTCCTACCGCTCGGACCTGCCTCGCCTGGCCGACCTGCTCGCCAGCCCACGCCTGCGAGCCGGTCTCGATCCCGACGACTCCCAGCGGCTCCAGGAGCTGGCCGGGATCCTCGCCGATGCGGCGCAGTTGGGCGGCGCAGCAAACCAAGCGCAAACCTTGGCCCCCTCCGAGGGCCTAGATCGTGCTGCCCGGTGGATCGCGCGCGAAAAGCGTCTAGCTATCTCGATGCTCGCCGCCGTGGTGGTCATCGTCGCCGGCCTCGTGGCCTACCTCGCGGCATCGCATCGGGTCTCCGAGCGGCTGCGGATCGTCGAGGCGAACATCGACGAGCTGCGCGGCACCGCTGACACCCTCTCCCGCCTCGTTGCGGATCGCTGACATGGCTTCGAAGAACATCTCCGGCTCCTGGTCTCCCGCGAATCCGCCGAGCCCTGGCAGCCTCGCCAGCGTCTACGACGACTACACCGACTCGCAGGTCGTCGAAGCGCACCTGCTAGGCGTCGGCGGGATGCTCGGCAGCTCGGTCGATGCGATCTCGACCACCTGGCCGGGATTGCCTGCTCCCGTGCTTACGGCCAAGCTGACCGGGGAATCGGCAACTGCCACGCTGCGCCGGCACAAGAGCGCGTGCCTGCTCGCCGTGGCGCAGCACCCCATCACTGGCTGAGCCATGCCCAAGGTCTCGAACCTGCCCGAGTCGCTCGAGCTTCAAGCGCTGCTCGGTGCCACGTTGACGTTCGCGGTCGCGCCGAAGAACAGCGACGGGTCCGCGATCGACATGACCGGCCAGACGCTCACGCTGACCGTTCGCCGGCAGGGCCAAACCGCGGCGCTGCTCACGCTGACCTCGCCTAGCGGCGGCATCTCGGCGCCTGGCACGTCGGCCACCGTCACGCTGACCCCAGCCAACACCGCGACGCTAGGCGCCGGCGAGTTCGTGTACACGCTGAACCGCGCATCGGGTGGCGTTGTCCTCCCCCTGCTGTCCGGTCCGCTCTCGGTGCGCGCCGAGTCGATCTACCCGTGACGGTCCAGGTCATCGCATCGCCGGTCCTGGTCGAGGTCACGGGGCTGCCCGTGGGCCCGGTTACGGTCGAGACCGCGGGCCCGGTGTCGGTCGAGGTCACAGGCGGCGGCAGCGGGGGCGCTGTCGGCCCGCAGGGCCCGCCTGGCCCCGAGGGGCCTGCTGGCCCTCAAGGCCCTGCCGGGCCTGCCGGAGCGACCGGCGCCCAGGGCCCGCAAGGCGTCGCTGGACCCGCCGGCGCAACCGGACCGCAAGGTTCCGTCGGAGCCACGGGCGCGACCGGGCCCGCTGGCCCGAAGGGAGACACGGGAGACACGGGCCCCCAGGGTCCGCAGGGCACCCAAGGACTCCAGGGGATCCAGGGCCCGGCCGGCCCTGCCGGCGCAACCGGGGCGACCGGCCCGGCCGGCCCCGAGGGTCCCCAGGGTCCGCAAGGGCCCGCGGGCGCAGCAGGCGCGACGGGCGCCACTGGCCCCCAGGGCCCGGCCGGCCCGCAAGGTGACCCCGGCCCGACTGGTCCTCAGGGCCCGGCCGGTGCAAATGGTGCCACGGGAGCCCAGGGCATCCAGGGGCCAGCCGGACCCACTGGCCCGACGGGCGCCACAGGTCCAGCCGGACCCGAAGGCCCGCAAGGTCCAGCAGGCCCGACGGGTCCGACTGGAGCGGCCGGCGCCACGGGCCCGGCGGGAGCAACTGGGGCCACCGGCCCCGCAGGACCCGGCTTGCCCGTCGGCGGCATCGCCGGCCAACTGCCGGTCAAGTTGAGCTCCACCGACTACGCGACGGCCTGGCGCTTCCTGACGCACCTGCCGAGGCTGCAACTCGGCTACTGGCCGACTGCCAGCGGCGCGGGCACCGGCATCGGCACCGCCTGGACCAACGCAGGCTCAGCCAGCACTCCGGCGCTCGGCTCGGGATCGGTCTGGGACAGCACGGCAAGGAATCGACTTTCCACCACCGCGGCCACAGGCCAAAACGCGTCCACTCGCAGCTCGCTCAAGGTCATCCCCGGCAGTTTCGACGCGCTTCCCGGCTTCCGCTTGCGCGCCCTGTTCGGCTTCAACTCCATGATTGCGGGCCATCGCTGCTTCGTCGGCCTGCAAGGGTCCGCCACTGCCATCGGCAACGTAGAGCCTCAGACGATCGCAAGCTCAATCGCGTTCATTTCAAGATCGACAGACACTCAATACCAGCTAATGTCGCGGCGCGCCGGCAGCACCGACTTTGTGCCGCTTGGCGCCGACTTTGAAGTTGGCTCGCTGACGAATGTGCCTCTCGATCTGCTCATCGCGCATGCCCCGAACAGCGCAACCTACGAATGGCGCGTGACCAGGCTAGACACGGGCGCGACGCAAAGCGGCACCGTGACCAGCGAGAACAGCCCAGGGGTTAACACGCAGCTTGCGTTCCACGCTTGGGTGAACACCGCAAGCTCTTCGACCGCAGCCGTCATTGAGCTTGCGTCGGTGCTGGCGTACGACTACTAACCTCCGTGCCGCGAGTGGTCGCCATCGCTCCACTCGTACTTTTCGGGGCCTGTCTGGATGATCTTCTCGACCTGGATCCGAACCAGCTTGATGCAGGTCTCAAAAATCGTCTTGTCTTTTTTCGTCTCGATCGCGTCGCGGCGCCGTTGCAGCTCGAGAATCTGAGCATCGAGCCGCGCCAGCTCGTCTAGCCAGGGCTGGATATCGCGCTTGGCCGTGGCGATCAGCGCCTCGGCGTCCTCCATGCTGTGCGGCTGTGCGCAGCCGTCGCCTGTCACTAGGTGGCGGCCTAGGTCCTCCGGCATCCACGACTTGCCGCAGACTGGGCAAACGAGCCGGTAGCGACGCGGGGCCCCCGGCGCAAGGGGCGGGCGCAGCGGGTAGGGGGGCGGCACGTCCGGCGGGGGTTCCGGGTAGCGGACGGCTTGATCCGACACCCGGGAGGCGATCGGCTCGGGCAGGGCCGCTGGCGCGCTGCCGGGGCCGGGGCCTTCGCCGGTCTGGAGCCATTGGACGGACACGCCGTAGAGCCTGGACAGCACCCGCAGCGCGTAGGGCGTGGGGTGGTTGTCGGCCCGCTCGTAAGCCCAGATCGTGGCGGAGCTTCGGGCCAACTCTCTGCCGGCCTGGGCTGCGCCAATTCCTGCCGCCTCCCTGGCCTCACGAAGGCGCCTGCCCAGCTCCTGGGAGTGCTCCGTCTTCTGCTGGTCCTGGGGAGCCGACACGGGGTCGGCGATGCTAGGCGGCATGCTGGCGTGATTTTCCGCGCTGTCGCCAATTCCCGCAACCGGAACGGTGGCGAAAAAATACGCTCTGAGGCTTGCTGAGTTCAGTCAGTTCAGGAAAGCTGAGCCTCCATGAAGCCCTCGCCCGCCGACCTGCCGCCCATGCACACGCCCCGGAGCGCCGCCGAGGCCCTCGGGGTGAGCGTGAGCTGCATTCACAAGTGGATCACCTCTGGAGCCCTGCCCGCCGTCCGCGTGGGCAGCCGCTATCGCATCCCCGAGTCCAGCCTGGCCGCCGTCGTGAGCCAGGTCCCCGCCCCCGCCGGCCAGCCCGGCAACTGACCCCGAGACCCCATCCCGCCATGCAAGCAACCATCGAGACCACCCGCCTGGCCGAGGCGATCGCCGCCCTCGTCCAGGCCCCGGCCAGGCCCAGCGCCCGGCTGGAATCCGTCGTCCAGGCCTACCTGGAGGCCCAGGCGCCCCACGTGGGGGCCGAGCATCACCGATTCACCCAGCGCAAGATCCGCGACCTCCTGGGAGCGCTCCAGGCCACGGCGCGAGCCGCCGGCCGCCGGCTGGAGCTCGTCGCCGACCTCGAGGCCGGCCAGGTCTCGGCCTGGATGCGGGCCCGCCTGGACCAGGGCATGGCCAGCGCGACCGTCCGGGGCCACGTGGCGGCGCTCAAGACCGCGCTGGCCTGGGCAGTCGAGCAGGAGATCATCGAGCGCAGCCCCCTGGGCAAACTGCGCCTGCCGGCCATCGGGCGGGCGCGCCAGACTCGGCCCCGGGGCCGCCCGGACTCCGAGCAGATCGCCGCGCTGATCGGGGCCGCCAGCGCCCAGGACCATGCAGCCGCCGACGGCATCCCCCAGCTCCCGCTGCTGTGGACGATGATCCGGACCGGCATCCGCCGGGGCGAGGCCATCGCCGCGCGCCGTGGCGATTACGACCGCCGCGCCAGGGTGCTCCGAATCCGCGCGGAGAGCGCCAAGACCAAGCGCGGCCGGGTGCTGCCGCTGGAGGACGAGGACTGCGCCGCCATCGATGGGGCGATTGCCGCGACGGATCGCCTCCTGGGCCGCCAGCTCGACACCGCGCCGCTATTCCGCTCGCGCCGCGGGGCGAAGCTCCAGCCGCGCAACGTCTCACGCTGGATGGACCAGCTCTTGCGCGCCGCCGGCGTCCCCAAGCGCAACGCCGCGGGCGAGGCCATCTGCCTGCACTCGCTGCGCCACGCCGCGGCCGACAGCCTCGCGGCCACCAACCTGCGCGCCGCCCAGCTCCTGCTCGGGCACACGACCAGCCGCACGACCGAGGGCTACCTGCACTCGACCGATGCTGACTATCTGCGCGCCGCGATCCAGGGCCTGCCGCGGCCCGATGTGCAGAACCTGCTCACAACTGGTGTCCCAGGACTCGCAGTCGAGGCTCAGGTGTCCACCGGAGGAGGCGGCAAAAAACCGCCCCGCAGGGCCACTGGAATGGGTGAGCGAGGGGACTCGAACCCCCGACCCCGAGAACCACAATCTGGGGACGGTTTTCCGGCATCTTCCAGACAAACCGCCCAGACGAAACCCGAACAGCTGGCCGTCGAAATCCAGGTCCAGTGGCTCCGGGAAGGCCAGGAGATCCTGCTCCCGACTGTCGAGGCGCTCCGCGCGCTCCTGCTCGCCCAGGAGCCGCTCGCCACGCTTCTTCGCCGCGGCGCCGTGCGCATCAAGGGGGTGGCCCGTGGCTGAGCCCAAGACCTGCTTCTCGTGCCGGCGAGAGTTCACCGGCTCGCAGCTCCTGCGGACGCACGCCCTAGTCCAGGGCTTCGCCGTCCGGGTCTGCCCGATGTGCCTGGACGAGCGCCTCCGCCGCGAGCCGCGACTCGGTGCCGAGCGCGAGGCCGTGCTGTGGCGCGGGTTCGCTCTCGTGCTCATGGAGTCACTGGAGCGGCCGTCGCCTCTGAGCACGGCGGGTGACCGTGCGGCGCGCGAGCTGGCGCTCGAGCGCCTCGGGTGCGAGACGACCCGCTCGGCGATCCTGGCCCTGCTGACGAGTGAGGAGGTGGTGTGGTGAGCGACCTACTGAGCTACGAGAGGATCGAGATCGGCGGAGGCCGCGCACTGAGCGTCTCTGCGCACCCGACTAGCGCCAGATGCGTCTGCATCTACGTCTCCTCCGATGGGGTGCAGGCCTACCTCCACCTGGGACCGGATGAAGCGCTGTGGCTCGCCAAAGCCCTGGAGGCGGCTGCGAAGGTGGCTATCGCCGCGAGGGCAGAGCAGCAGGAGGTGGCGTCGTGAGCAAGAAAGCGCAGCAAGCCAAGATCGGCAAGGTGAAGAGTAGCGATAGGCTTTCTATCGACGTGCACGCCACCTACCAAGGCTATGGGGATGGCCTTGTGCCGGTGCTCTTCCAGGGCGACGGCATCATGTTCTTCACTTTGCCGCCTCAAGCGGCCTACGAGCTTGGCCTCTACCTCTGTGAAGCTGCCGATGCAGTGGGCAGGATGAAGGAAGGTGCGTGGTGACCAACCTCGACGACTACCGCCGCCTCATCGCATCCAAGTCCCGGCTCTACCGCGGCGACGGCATCAAGCACTGGGACAGCGTGGAGCTGCACCCTTCGCTGAAGCCGCACCAGGAGCACGGCGTCCGCTTCGCCCTTCGCACGGGACGCAGCGCCGCGTTCTACGACACCGGCTTGGGCAAGACTCGCATCTTCCTGGAGTTTGCCAGGGTCATGCGGCAGGTCACCGGCCGCCCCGCGCTTGTGCTTACGCCGATCGCCTGCGGACGGCAGCACGCCCGCGAGGCTCAGAGCATCGGCGTCGATGCCGAGGTGTGCCGAGACGGCAACTCGGGACGGCACGACATCGACATCACCAACTACGAGCGGCTCGACAAGTTCGACTTGGGCCGCTACGGGACGGTCGTGCTCGATGAAAGCTCGGTGCTCAAGGCCTTCACTGGATCGACTAGCCGCTCGCTGATCCAGGCATTCGCCAAGACCCCTGCGAGGCTCGCAGCTACCGCCACGCCTGCGCCGAACGACTACATGGAGCTGGGCCAGCATTGCTCCTTCCTCGGAGTGATGGAATCCAACGAGATGCTCTCTCGCTGGTTCATCGCCGACCAGACGGAGATGGGGCGCTATCGGCTCAAACGGCCCGCGATCCAGGACTTCTGGGACTGGGTTTCGTCCTGGGCGCGATGCGTGTCGAAGCCGTCGGACCTTGGCTTCGACGATGCGGGATACGACCTGCCGCCGCTCCAGATTCTGCGCGCAGTCGTGCCTGCTGAGGACTCCGAAGTGCTGCTCGAAAGCGGCGGGCAAGCTTCGCTCTGGGGCGCCAGCATCAACGCAACGAGCATCCACAAGAGCAAGCGCCGCTCTGCCGAGGCGCGCGCAGAGCGAACCGCTGAGATCCTGGCGAGCGAGCCGCGCGAGTCCTGGATTGTCTGGGTCGATACCGACTACGAGGCCGACGCCATCATGGCGATCCTCGGCGACTCGGCGATCGAGGTCCGCGGCTCGATGGATCCCGACGAAAAGGAGGACCGCCTCATGGCGTTCGCCGACCAGAAGGCGCGGATCCTCGTATCGAAGGTCCGCATCTGCGGCTTCGGACTCAACTTCCAGCACTGCGCGCGACAGGTGTTCATGGGCCCGAGCTACTCCTACGAGCAGTTCTATCAGGCCGTTCGCCGCTCCTGGCGATTCGGGCAGCAGCGGCCCGTGAACGTCTGGCGAGTGATGGCCGAAGACGAGGCCTTCGTGGCCGCGACGGTCGATCGCAAGGCCGGCGACCACGAGGCCATGAAGGCCGAGATGCGCGGCGCAATGGCCCGTTCCTTGGAGCGCACCAGCGAGACGCTCCGCACCTACCAACCAACCCAAAACGTCCGAATCCCCCAATGGCTCAACTGACCCCCACGATCATCGACCAGCAGTCCGGCGAGAACTGGACCGCGATCCACGGCGATTGCGTCGAGGCACTGCGCGACATCCCCGAGAACAGCGTCGGCCTGTCGGTCTTCTCGCCACCCTTCAGCTCGCTGTACATCTACAGCCAGAGCGAGCGGGACATGGGCAACGTGGACGACGATGAGCAGTTCCAGGCGAGCTATCGCCACGTCTGCGAACAGCTCTACCGCGTTACCAAGCCCGGCCGGCTGTGCGCGATCCACGTCAAGGATCTGGTCTACTACAGCAACAGCAGCGACAAGGGCGACCGGGGCATCCGTGACTTCACCGGCGAGTGCATCCGCACCCACCAGGCCGCGGGCTGGACCTATCACACGCGGATCACGATCTGGCGCTGCCCGGTCAGGGAGATGCAGAAGACCAAGCCGGACGGGCTGCTGTTTCGCAACTTCCGACTCGATGCCGCTCGCGTGCGCGTCGGGATGCCCGAGTACCTGATCCTCTTCCGCAAGTGGGCCGATGGCGAGCAGGCGCCGCCTGTGGTGCACGACCCTGCGCAGTTCCCGCTCGAGACCTGGCAGGAGTGGGCGTCGCCGGTGTGGATGGACACCGACCAGATGGACGTGCTCAACGTCCGCACGGCTCGCAGCGATGAGGCTGAGCGCCACCTGTGCCCGATGCCGCTCGATCTGTCCGCCCGCGCGATCCAGCTCTGGAGCAACCCTGGAGACATCGTGCTCACTCCGTTCATGGGCATCGGCTCGGAGGTTGTCGCCGCGCTGCGCCACGGTCGCAAGGCCATCGGCATCGAGCTGAACCCCAACTACTACGCGCAGGCCGTCAAGTACGCCCGCGAAGCCGAGGCCAACGCCCGCACGCTGTTCGACGGGGTGCCCGCGTGATGCTCCTGCACACGATCGGTATCCTGGCCATCAGCGCCGCGGCTGCGCTGCTGATTGGCTTCGGGCTGTGGCGCGCGGCTGAGTGGCTCCTGGATCGCTCAGAGTGACATGCCGTCCTGCGCAGGCTGCGGCATCGAGGGGCCTTCGTCGCTCTTCGCATCGCTCGAATGGCTAGACCAGTCGAGGCCGCCGGCCAAGGCCTGCGCTTGCTGCGCCGCTCGTCTCATGGTGGGCGGCAAGATGCGGCGGTCCGCCGCTAACTGGCTCTCCCTGGCCGTCGCCCTCGACTGCGCCAGGGAAGATGTGGACAACCCCTTGCGCGAGCTGGCGTCGAAGCCTGAGGCCTTGGAGGCCGCTAGGCAGGTGCGCCTGCTCGTCCCCTGGGCGCTGTGGCTGGAGCGCTACTGGTCCGAGACCGAGAGCGAGCTGAAAGAGCTAGACCGACTGGCAGAGGAGCGCCGCCGGGCCGCCGAAAGGCGCGCCAGGATGGCGAGTGAGATCGCATGAAGAAGACGAGTAACGAAACGCCGGACATCCGAGTTAGCCTCGCCGAACTGAGCGAGTCTCCCCAGTTCATGCGGCTCAGTTTCCACGAGCAGGGCGTCTATTTTGCCCTGATCCTGGCCTGCATCAAGGCCGGTGGCAGCATCGGCGCCGACCGGGAGAGCCTGGCCGAGGCGCTGCTGGTGATGCCGGATGAGGTGGCGAGCCTCGTGTCTAGCGCGGTCCGCGTGTGCTTCGAGGAGGCCGGCGGGAAGCTGACGCACCGGGCGCTCCAGGTCGAGCTGGCGAAGCTCCAGCAGGCTCTCCGCGACAAGGCCGCGGCTGGCCGGAAGTCGGCTGAAGCGCGCCGCGCGACGGGCAAACTCCAGCCCAAGAGGGACCCGAGGAAGCCCCGATCCGTCGAACAGGTGTTCGATCCTGCCGAACAGGTGTTCGAAAAAAAGCAACAGCTGTTCGGCGCCACCGAACAGGTGTTCGAGAAAATCGAACAGCTGTTCGAGCCCACCGAACAGATGTTCGGCGCCGTCGAACAGGTGTTCGAAAAAAATGAACAGCTGTTCGACGGCCAAAAACCGCGAATTTCCCCCCACGCCACAATTCTCCCCTATCCGATCACCCCCTCTATAGTCTCCCCCACGCCGCCGTCGTCGCCGACGCCGGATCCGACCCCGCCGCCGCTGCCGCAGTCGGTCCTGGACCTGGCCTCGCGGCTCGCCGTGCTCGGCCTGCGGAACACCCACGAGGCCGAGCGGCTGCTGCTGTGGCTGACCCGGCCGGCCTGGGCTCAGCACCCGCCGGAGCTCTGGGTCGCAGCGATCGAGCGCTGGGTCAGCCGGTCCCGCGACACCGGCGAGTGGTCCCCGGTCCAGGCCATCCGCAAGTGCCTGCTCGGTCGGTCGAGCCGCGCCGGCCACCCGCTGACCGAGGGCGACCTCGCGGCCTGGATCCAGACCGACGCGGACGCCATCGCGGCGGAGCGCCAGGCCGCCCAGCGAGCCGCTCAGCCGGCGCTCCCCGCGGAGCCGGCCAAGCCCGCCGAATCGCCGATCGCGCGCCTTCGCCGGGAGCGGGCCGAAGCGACCAAGGCCGCCAAGGCCTCTGCCGCTGCGCCTGGGGCGCGCGGAGTATCTCCGATGGCCTCGGAGTCAATCCCGGCCCCCGTCGCGTCCTAGCGCATCCCAGGAGGCCTGAGGCTATGACCAACCAAACCGAGGAACGGCCGGCTTTGGATGCCGATGCGGCCCGCCTGGCGCTCGCCTGGCTGATCCGCGAGCCGCGGAACGTCCTGGGAGTGCTCGAGGACCTGGAGCCTGCCAGGTGGCCGACCCGCGACTCCCGCGAGATGGCCTACGCCATGCACTCGCTGGCTCTCGCAGGCCGGCAGGTCACGGTATTCGCCGTGGTCGATGAGCTGCGCCAGCGGGCGCGCCTGTCAGAGACCCTGACGCCCCAGGCCATCAACGAAATGCACCGGGAGGGGGTGCTCGAGGAGGAGGGGCGCGCCTACCTGGCGACCGTCCGAGCGGCGGCCGACCTCCGAGATGTCCGCTCAGCCCTGGACAACCTCCTACGCCGCGCGGAACTGGCTAAGCCGCGCCCGAAGGAGGTCCAGTCCCTACGGGAGGCCGCTGGCGAGGCCATGCTGCGCCTGGCGAACGCAGGCGGGCAGAAGGCCCGCGGGATCCAGACGCTCACCGAGGCCGGCCGCCGGCACATTGCGCAGCTAGTCGAGGCCCGCGAGGAGGGCAGGCGGCCCGCGTACAGCTCGGGATTTACTTCGGTGGACGACATGCTCCGCGGTGGATTTCGTCCAGGTCAGCTCGTAGTCGTTGGCGGTCGGCCTGGAATGGGCAAGTCGGCGATCGCGCTTGATTTCATTCAGCGCCCCGCAGCGAGACTCGGAATTCAACCTGTCGTGTTGATGCAATCTCTGGAGATGATCTCTGAAGAGGTTGCATCGCGTGTTTTTTCTCGTGAGCTTGGCGAACAACACGGGCGAATGTTAATCGAAGGGGCAACAGCTCAAGATGCGGAAGTCTTGAATCGCATCCTCGATGAGGCTGCGCCTTCGATGGACG